GCTCCGACTTGCAACCTTTGGACTGCTCCCAATCCCCACACATAACGATCGCATCACACGCCGCTAACAACGACATGCATCGCGCCATCGCCTCATCCTCTGGTAAACACTCTGGAATCAGCGTCAATGGCCGGACGAGCTTGATCTTGTTTTTCCATGGACGACTCCGGTATGAAACGCCCTCCTGGGCGCCCAAGATGTCATCTACACATTCCTGCTCATGATTCTTATTTTCTGCCATCGTCCCCATACTCGTACACGGGTGGGACAAGTAGTACATTTTGGTTGGATCGAGTTTAATCATTTGTATTCCTCCTTTAGTCCTCACTGCATCATCTTGACGCCGCAATGCTTGCAAACCGCCCAGATATGGCCGTTGTAATCCGAACGTGATACCGTTAAGACGCCTTTGCAGTCTGGGCATTCGATTTCTTTGCTTTCTCCCCATTTCAAATCTTTTGCAGCTGCGACAATTCTTTTAAGCTGTTCAAAAGACTCTTTGATGGCTTCATCTGTCAACGTACCATTTTCTAATGCGGCTCTTAAGCTCATAAGACACGCCCCCCATACACATGATTAATCCGCGTCCGCAGGTTTTTAACCGCCACGTTCCAGTTCCCTTTTTCTGTGGGCACGATGGTGTCAAAGGACCTGCGTTTTTCGCCTTTGGGCTGTACGTGCACCCGGAGCGCTTCCATCAGGGCCATTTTCATGGGTTCGATCAGGATCATGGTTTGTTCGATCTCCAGTGTCTTCTTGATCAGATCGGCGTATTTTTGCTGGTTTTCAGTCATTGTCTTTTCTCTCTTCCCACGGCTCTGGCAGCACAAGCGGCATCCACGCCAGAACCTCGTCGCCATTACACGGGCAGCTAAAATCTTCTCCCAGGAAAAAAATTTCCCTGGTAGGTCTTTGTCAGTAAATCCATATAGCGCGCTGTCTTTACATCGTAGTCAACGGTTGTAATAAAGCAGTTCTGACCATCCTCTGGCCGATCCGCTTCGGTCAATACATGCCATTGGTCTTTCATTTGATCGCCTTCTTTTCTCATCTTTTGATATCCTTTCTCAACCGCCTGGATAAAATCTTCCAGGCTCCTCGCAATAAACGCGCAGCCACCAGCGGCGTTGATCAGTTTGATATAATGCTCCTGCAGCTTTGAGGGCCGCCCTTTATCGGTTTTGGCTTCGCAGCAGATAAACATGCCTTTGTAGCAGCCCCAGAGATCGGGAAGGCCTTTCCCCTGGTAAGCGCCGCAGTGAATCTTCCGGATAAAATAATCCGGGTGCGCTTTGCAGTAGGCTTCGATTTTATCGCTCACATCGCGTTTTTCGTTCATATTTTCTCCATTTTTCTCCATTTTTCTCCATTTTTCTCCATGTAACACTTGAGCCCCGGCTTGTAACACAAACCGTAACACCGGTTCTGGTGTTCAAACCCGCATGAATACGGGGTGTAACACTGTAACACCTTTTTTGGCAAAACACGCTCACCTATATATAAGTGTGAGATACATCACTTCACTTTGTTAAAGTATTTTGTTTTCTTCGCGTATAGAGGGTTTCTTTTTAAGTGTTACAGTGTTACATACTATAAAAAGATACTAAAGAAGTCTGGATTCATGCGGTTTTGAGGGCGTAACACTTTCTTTTTCAAAAAGTGTTACGCCGGTGTTACGGTGTTACACCTTGTGGCGCTTTACGCTGTATGGGTATCGTCTAATTCATAAAAATCCGGGTCGTCCAGGAGGCTGATCTGTTCGCCGTCCAATGTTTGGTTGGTCTTGATCCGGACACATCGGACCGGACAGCCGTTGATGCGCACCGTGCAGGTGTTTTTCCCGCCGGATGGTGCCAAGGCATCCCGGTCTGCCAGGGCGGATAAAACCGCCCGGTAGCTGAAGCCGGCTTTCTCAATATCCTCTGCCAGGCGAGAACCGATGATGCTGGTATAGCCGTCCCGTTCGACCCGTCCCCAGATGGCAATGTTCTCCTGCATGGGGTCAGGTCTGCCGTCCATGCCCATTTTCTGAAAATGAAACTGATTAGAGGCAATCCAGGCAAGAATCCAGGCGTGAGCCCTTGCGGCCACGTCGATCTCTTCCCGGGTGGTCAGAAAGGACCCCAGTTCCTCCACGGTCAGCGGGGCGTCATCCTCAAAAATCATGTCGGTGGCGATCATATCTGCAAAGAGCAGCATGGCCCCGGCAAGGCATTGTTTTTCCGTGGATCCCCGCTTGATCAGTTCATCATAAAACGTGTCAAACTGGGGCCGTATAAGGTCAAAAACAGCCTCGTTTTGCAAAAATTGAACGAAGCGCTTTCCTGCAAAGCCGTAGTTCCCCTGCACGGTGTCGGCCACGGTCCGGGCATTCTCAAAGATGTTTGTTTTACAGCCGATTTCAACACACCGGTTCTTAGCCCCGCCGCCGCTGGTGTCGCTGCTCAGAGGCTGTTCCCCGGAAGATAAGAACACGTTTTTCCACTTGTTCATCCGCTCAATGCCCCCGGCCTTCAGTCCCCGGATTTTCCCCTGCCCTTCGCAGAGGTTATAGACGATCTTGTCAAAACCGCCGCCATAGGAATCCTTGATGGTCTGAAGTTCATCCAGCACCAGGGGGATGGCGTAGTTAAAGGCAGCTGCCCGTTCAAGGCCTACCAGCGTGGCGTTAAAGCTTCGGGTCAGCTTTCCAACGGCCGGGTTGCCCCAGACGGAGGCCGCAAGCATCAGAGCCACGGTCTTGCCAGCCTCGGTGCCGCCCCACAGATGGACGAAAAAGGGCAGTTTTGCCATGGGTTCGATTAAACAGGAGGCAAAGCTTGCCGCCAGCATAATCTTACCGATGACGCTTGTTTGACGGATACTCTGACACAGGGTTTTCCAGGTCTCGTAATCGCCGGCTTCGGTGACAGCTTCGAATATTTCGCGGTTCTTGGCGTCACCGTCAAAGCGGATATCTTTCACATAGGGGCTGAAGGCGGTCCCGATCCATCCCATCCGGTCAATGCTCTGGTAGGCTGGGATTTTATCCAGGTTCAGGCTTTCGAGATCGGCCAGATACCGGATAAAGGCTTTGGCGTTTTCAGAGTTGACGGCAATGCCCCGGTCTGCCAGTTCAATGACCTTAGTGCGGCTGGCCAGGGTGGAGCGTTCCACGATCAGGGTCTGCCACTTGTCATCCTTCAGAAAAGCCAGGGTCAGCTTCTCGGTCTCAGTGTCAATATTGCACAGGCGCTCGGTAATGATCACAGGATGGCTGCAGGCATACTCTTTAAAGGCGTCACCGCTGTTTTTTTCCACACACCGGTAGATCCCGGAATCTTCAGCAATCCACTCCCCACATTTCAATCCTTTGATGGGGGGATCGGTAAACTGGATGTCCTGGGACTCGGCCTGTTTCTTGGCCATGGCCCGCTCCTTCTGGTGGGCCCGCAGCAGGTTATTAAAGCTCTGGGTGACCTTGAGGCTGCGGGCCGCGGCTTTCATTTTGGCAATCTGTTTTTCCCGCTCGAAGGGATCCTTGATCGCAAAGATACGGTCAAAGGTTTCCCGTGAGAGAAGGCGCTCCACGTCCTCAGCCGCCGCTACTTTTTTCAGAGCGTCTTTGCTCTCTGCGGTTGTGGCGGCCTGATCCTCGCCTTTGTCATAGCGCAGGGCAGAGTTTACAAGGGTTTCCACTTCTCCGGGCTTCAGCGGAACATCGCAGCACTGATCATTGGCTGCTTGAACAATGGCCATGATTTCAAAGTCGGTACGGCCCTTCCCCTGGAGGCTGGCAGCGTACCGGAAAAGGGTATCGTTGCGCTCGCCCTCTGGGATCCGCTCGGGCAGTTCAAACTTTAGATGGTCGCGCGTGCTGTTATTGACCATCAGCGCGTAAAGATCCTCAGGAAGGGGAACGGGCACTTTATAATCAAAGGAGACCGCCTCCCACTCATAGGTATGGCCATTAGGATGGATGGACGGCGGCACAATAACATAGCCGCCGTCCCCCCGCACGTCCACGCCAGGCAGCACACCGGTGCGGTTTCGGATTTCTTTGTCGGTTTTGAAATAGTAATGTGTGCCGCCGCCTCCGGTCAAAACCATCCAGGTCTCTGGAAGCGCTTCAAATTCGGATTCCCAGAGGCGCAGGCTGTCATAGCCGTCCACGCCCTTGTCTGCATCGACGTCAATATCCAGAACCACCATGCCGTGACCGGTGGCCATGGCGATGTTGGCATCCGGCCACTTGGACCACCAGCGGTTAATCTGTCTCTCATCGGTCGTCGCGTCCTTGAGCCCGTTCTCGGTGAGGGGCGCTTTGCCCCGGGCAGCTACCGGAAAGACCGGAAAGCCGCCGCGGGCAAATTTCAGGGCGCTTGTTAAAAAGTTTGGCATGGGTTTCTCCTATCTATTTGAATGGGACCTCGTCGTCAGGGATTTCGGTAAAGTCGGCGTCGATTGGGGCCGATTCGGCCTGAACCATCGCTTCAGCGGCCTGCTGAGCCAGCATATCTTTGATACTCTGTCGGTAAATGGTGGCGGCCCCTACTGTTTCCGGATTAAGATTGCCAGCGATTTTGAAGTTGGCCACACTGTAGTCATTGCCGCCGGTATTCTTTTTGCTCAGGGTAATTTTCGTCACGACCGCATTGACCTTTTTTCCCCGGCTGATGAGCAGGGTCTTATAAGTCCGCCAGTTATTCAAGCTGGTTGGCGGAAGAGAGACGACCACAGGCAGCAGATTTTCAGGCTGGAGGATATAGAGCAGTTCCATGTTCTTACAGGCCTTGCCCTTTCCACCCTCTCCGGAGCCAAAGGCGTTGAGGGGGCATTCCTTACAGCTCCCGCCAGGACTGCCAATGCCCTGGACACCATCATGGCTCAGACAGTCCGGCGGTGTATTGTCATCGCTCGACACAGCCCAATAGGCATTGGATTTATGATGCCAGACCACCACGCCGATGATCTCTTTTTCAATCTCCGGATTTTCCGGGTCTTCGCCAGGGATCTCAAAAGCAATGCCCCCGCCGGCAGGGATTTTGATGCGGGGATATTGGGGAATGTCCCCGCCAAGCTCTTCTGCGATTTCCTCCTGGGTTAAACCAAGGCCGGTTTCACCCAGTGCGGCAATTTCCATGGTCATGAGTTCATTTTTTGTTGTCATTGTTTTTTCCTCTTTCTCACGCTTTGCGCATGTTTACTTTTGGCTGTTCAAAAATGTTTAAATAAGGGGCGGCCCAGTCTGGCAGTGCCCGGTTGCCAGCGGCATCGTCTTGCATGATCTCTTTGGTCACCGTGGCCTTTAGGGTCTGATTGCTGATGGTCTCACGGATAATGCCGCCATAATCATGGGAACGAAGGGCCTCAAAGAAAGCGGCCTCCTGATCCTTATCATAGTTTACCTGGCGCTGCTGCGTCAGATAGAAGGTGGTGCCCGCGCAGTTCAGGGACTGCATTTCCTCATCCACCATCAGGTTAGCCAGTTCCCGGTTCGTCTCATCCCTCAGGGCCTTATAGTCTTTCAGTTCTTTTTCCATGCCCTTGATCAGCTCGTCCACTTCCTTGAGCTCCAGAGCTTTCTGGGTTACTTCCATCATTTCTTGGTTCCTCCTAATAATTTTTGATAGTTGTCGACACACAGGTCGGCAATGCTTTTCTTTTGGCTCAGGGCCTCCAGGATCTTTTCATCCACGGTATCTTTGACCACCAGATGAATATAGGTGCAATTGTTTTTCTGCCCGATCCGGTGGGTTCTGGCCCGGCTCTGTTCATAGGCCGCGTAGCTGTAATCAGTGCTGTAGTAAACCGTCGTATCGGCCGCGGTCAGGGTAATGCCCAGGCCGGCGGTCTGAATCTGGGCCAGAAAGACTCGGATGGCGGGATTTTTCTGAAAGTCTTCGACATATTCGCCGCGCACGTCCTTGGGCACGCTCCCGTCAATCATCCGGTACCCGTCTGCCCCAAGCTGTTTTTCAAGGACTTCCCGCAGCAGCTTAATCTCTGCGGTAAACCGGGCGAACACGACCACTTTCTTTCCCTCCACAGAGAGTAAGTCGCCAAGCAGTTCTTCGAAGAGCTTGATCTTGGCTTTGCTGATGGGAATGAGCTTCCCTGCGTTGGGATCGTTCTCGTACCCCTCGGTATCCAGTTTCACAAAGCCCCCGCATATCTGGCTCAGACGCAGCAGTTGGGTGATGACGTGCTGGGCTGTCACGGCGGGCAGGTTGTCCAGCTCGGCGATGCTGTCTTTCACCAGGTCTCTGTAAGCTCTGGCGGCAGAGGCTTCAAAATGACAATACAGGGTTTCATCCAGTTGATCGGGCAGGTCCAGGGCCTGCTCTTTGGTCACTCGGTAGGCGATGCTGTGGGCTTTTGTTACCAAATCCCCCAGATTTCGATAGCCGATGACCTGAGAATAGGTTTTCCCGGTGGCATGGTTGGTGCCCTGGCCCATAAAGGCATAGTTTCCCCTAAAGGCATACCAGCTGTCTCCGAAGATTTCACGGTCCATGAATCGATACTGGGAGAAATAATCCAGGGGTGAGTTGGACACCGGGGTGCCGGTCAGATCCAGTTTATAGTGTGCCTGATCGCCCAGATGGTGAAGGGCCTTGGACTGCTTGGACAAGGGGTCCTTGATCCGCTGGCCTTCATCGGCGATGATCATGTCAAAGCCAAAGGCGAGCAGTTCAGTCTCCAGGCGCCAGCAGCTTTCGTAGTTAATGGCGACCACGCACAGGCCGGGCTTTCCTTTTGCAGCTTTCAGCTTTTCGAGCTTCTTTTTCCGGCTGCTGTCATCCAGCACGGTGACGCTGTAGGAATAGCCGGCGTAATCCCCAAACTCTCTCGGCCATACGGGAATGACGGAAAGGGGGGCCACGATCAGCAGGGTGCGGATCTGCTTTTCAAGATAGAGCTGTCCTGCGACGGCCACGGCAGTCAGGGATTTCCCGCATCCCATCTCAAAGAAAAAGCCGTAGCCGCACCGCCCCTGATGAAAAAGGTTCAAAGCTTCCGCATAGGCAGCGTACTGGTGCCCAAAGGGCGTGATCCCTTTTTTTAAGGGCATAGGGCCGATATCGGAGATGGTTTTCTTTTCGACCGCCACCGGCATCTCAAAGTCTTTCTTCACGGCCGCGTCACCCTCGATACCGGGGACGGCCAGCAACAGCCCCTGCCAGGTATCCAGGCTGTAGGGCAGTACCCACTCCTTGTGGAAGGGATCCCACTGGCCGCCCATGGCCTTGATGGTTTCCTTGTACTTGTATTCCACACAGGCCCGCAGGCCATCCGAGGCTTTATAGGCGCGCATCATGGACCTGTACCTCCCGTTTAATGTGCTGCCCGCACCAGGGGCAGTATTCCCCAATGAATCCGGAGTGGACCCGGGTATGGATCTGAATGGCGCCAATGGCATGGCCACAGGTTGGACAGAAAAAGCCGACATACGCACCATCCTCCCGTTTGTAAAGCTTCCGGGCCTCCCGCATCCGCAGTGCTTCAATGCCTGCTTGAAGGGCGGCCAGACCATAATCGTGGCTGCTTTTGCTGTCTTTCTTTAAGGCGGACAGCTTGCCTTTTAAGGTGGTGATCGCGGTTTCGATCATCGCCTGATCATTCTTCATGATGGGTTTCCTCCTTCCCCATGGCCTGATCCACGGCATTCCGGACCGTCTCCAGAATGATTTCGCAGTCCCGGTAGGTTGTGACAAAATCTGGGTTATTGACCATGAGCCTGGTAATCTTGGCAGCGGTATTCATGAGCACGCCAAGTCGGTATGGTGGAATCTCATCGGGTTTCTTTTCAGATTTCACTTGATTTTTCCTCCAATCGTGATATACTCACTTACAGGTAGTTCTTTAATGTGCCGGGATGACGTGGCTGCGTCACCCGGCTTTTTCCTATGCAATAATGGTGTAAGGGCAGTTCCCGTCTTCATCGCTCAAGGCTTCGATCAGGTAGGCTTGAATGTTTTTCATGGCTTCCTGCTTCCAGGCGCCGCCGTCGGCAGTGAACAATGCCACGCGCATGTCTTCGTTGATACGGAGAACAAAGGGGCTGACGGGCTGATCAATCTCTGTAAAGGTCCTAAATGGCGCCAGGCTGACAGGGTTCGGGATCGTTGCCTTGGTTTTAAGCACGGTTCCTGCTTTGGCTTCCACGTTCTGGGTGACGCCATCATCAGAAACCTCCACGCCTCCGCTCTGCTGTTTGCTGATGCTGCCGATCACTTTCAGGACACTGTCACGGTCCCCTTTGGCTGTGAAGCCGGACTGCAGCATAACATTGAAGTTTTCCCGATGGATAAAGTCATTCAGGTGGAGCTGTGGCAGCGGTGCATCTGCGGTCATATAGACTTCGCGAATTCTCAGGTCATAAAACAGCTTGCTGCTTACCGTGACGGTCTCCTCATCGACAACATGAATCAAAATTTCTTCCGGGTCACACTGATCAATGTTACCTCTCAGATAATCCACAATGCTGCTCAGGCTTTTGGTCCGTAATGTATCGGGCCTAGGGGGCATAACCGGGTAAAGTTGCTTATGGGAATATGCCAGATCATTGACATAATTCGTTTCCGGGCTGGCCATTTCTTCAATCTTTTCAACAAAATCACGTGTTAAGTCCATTATTTGACTCCTTCCATTTCGAGTACATTTTCAACGTTCATCTGACCGGGAAGTTCGTTCCCGATTTCTTCTGCAACGACCTTACGGCCATCTTCGGTGATGGTAATGGCGGTGGCAAAGCCGTTGATCGGGGCTTCGGTGTGCTTCACCTTGAAGTCAATATCACCGATGGTGCGCTTTTCATTGGGGCTGATGGTCATCTCGATGGTGACCTTCCGTTTTGCTTTGGGATCGGTATTGACGTCCCGGATGTTTCTGAGAACCTTGTCGAACTCATAGTCGAAGACTTCCTGCAAGGCGCCGCTGTTAATTTCACTTAATTGCATGTTGTTTCTCCTTTGTTTTTTTGAGAATGTTTGGCCGGAGTGACAGCGCCCTGCCCTCCGGCTTTTCAAAATCCATTAAAGCTTAAAATTTGTCTATTTAGGTTGGACGGGCGCTCATTCCCGTCCGTTTTTATCTTGTGTACTTGTTTACAAACGATTTTTAATTTTTTATTTCCGCGTTTTTAGCCCTGCGGATCAGGCTTTTGACTTAAAGGGGTTATATGGCGTCGCACAGCTTCCTTATGGCGGAACGCCCATGTATTGGTTCATTGTTTTCCCTTTCTTTCTGTGGTATACTGTTGGTGAAATAACATACTACTTGGTCCCAATTGCGTTGGTCTCGCTTTGGGACCTTTTTATTTTTCTAAAATCGGTTTAGGCTTTCTGCCCCGGTTCGGGGAAAGTTCATCTAAAAAACAGTTCTTTATGCAACTGTGCCCGATCTCCCGTTCTAATTTTGCCATCCGTTCAAACGCTTCCGGAAAATCCTTGCGGATCATGTTCCAGTAACCCATGCCGCCCTTTACACAGCCGATACAATTATTGTTCGGATAGCCCATGTCGTACATTTTCGGGCGTTTTAGCCCCAACTTTTTAGAAAGCTTGTGGCAATCCTCTTTTGTCATTCCGGCATCGATTAGCGGGAATTCGTGAGTTGTATCTGGTTCGGATTCTTGTAAGCGATCTGACCGGTGTTTTTCGGTGCAGTCATAGCCCCAAACATAGGTAAGTGGTTCGGTCTGCTGCCTTTCCCACTCTTTACGTACCTGCTTTTTAAGGATGTTCGTGCATTTTGCGCCATACGGAGAGTTTAAGAACCGGTACTTTTCCACAACCTTCTCGACGCTTTGGTGGTTGGATTGCATTATTTCGATCTTTTTTCCGAAGAATCCCTCGCAATCATGCAGGAAGCGCAGGCTGTCCGGGTGCTGATTTTCAATGTGACAATAGATCAGCCGATCCACATTTTTCGCGAGATGCGCCGCAATAAAACTACTCACGCCGCAGCTATACCACGCTACTTTCATTTCCTGCTCACCTCCTTAAAAATCTCAATCACCACCGGCGCCAACACCAACCCGATCATGGTCAACCATCCGGTCGTTTCCGCGAGTCTCCCCGCCCAGTAAATATAGATCAATCCTTCCATAGCCACCCTTTCCGGACTGCCAGGCAGATACCGCCGTAAACAGCAATGCCGAGGAGGACAAAGGGTAGGCCGGCGATACTTAAGTTCATGAGGCGGCCTCCTGATCGGCTGCATGTCCCTTATCCCATATTTCCTGAATCATCCGGCAGGCGGTTTCCACGCCCACTGTAAATGCGGGGCAGTAACCGGTGGTATCTTCGATATAGGTTCCATCCGACAACTTTTCTTTTACTGTAATTTCATTGGCTTTCATGATTTTTCCTTTCTCCGCCGATACGATTGACAGGGCCGCTATATGGTAAAAGTCTGTTAGCGTGTGTTCAATCAAGGAAACGGTATTTAATCTATTTGAGGAGGATTTAACGAGGTATTGCGACCCCGTCAATCCTATCGGCGGTGTTTTTTTTAATAACCGTCTCATCAGACGGCATCACCGTTTACCGGACTGTTTTTATTATCGTCAGCAGCATTTTTTCTCTCTTGTAATTCTTTTTGTGCGATCATTCCTGCTGCATAAGTAAGAAGCATTTCGCGAGAGCTACTATCGAGTTTTGGGACTGTATCCTTTAATTCAGATAACGGATCTTTTTCATTATCAAACAATTTGCTCACCTCCAGTTTAATCTTTTGTTTTTATTGCTTTGCAATATTATAATACAACTACGATATTAAAAAGTCAAGCTAATTTATACAAAAATATTGCGTTGTTGTATTTTTTGTGATATATTATACGCAGAAACAAAAAAGGAAGGCTTCAAAATGGAAGATAGAATAAAGGAATTAAGAAAGGCTCTTGGTTTAAACCAAACTGATTTTGGAAGCAAAATAGGCGTAAAACAAGCCGCAATAGCAGCTTATGAAGGCGGCATAAGAAATCCGCTTGATACCGTCGTGCTTTCTATTTGTAAAGAATTTAATGTTAGTGAAGAATGGCTCCGAAATGGAATTGGTGAAATGTTTATTGAAAGAACAAAAGATCAAAAAATTGCCGATTTTATGGGGGACATCTTTTTGGAAGAGGAAGAATCTTTCAAACGTCGTTTCGTTTCAATGCTTGCTGACATGGACGAAGATCAATGGGATTTACTGGCAAAAATGGCAGCGTCTTTGTTGGAAGAAAATAAAAAAGGCTAACTATTAAATTAGCCCAAAATCCTTTTGATAAGCCGATAGATAAACTCGAGCGCCCTATCATCAAGTTTATCTAATAACTGAATAATTTGTTTTTTACAATCCATATTACGCCCTCCAAAGGCAAACGTACGTTTGTTTATTGATCTAATTATAGAACGTAAGTTTTAAAAAAGCAATAGCATTATAGGATATATTTTTGTACTGCTTAAACAAAAAACCGTTTTCAATTTTTCTTCTTGTAGTGTATAATATCTATATTAATTATACTTGGAGATACTTTGATGGACAAAAACATTACTAAGTTAAAAAAAATACGTGTTGTTAAATTTAGAGGATTAGAAAATATTACTGTGAATTTTGGAGATAGGATAACTGTCATTTGTGGAAAAAACGGAACTTCTAAATCTACTATTTTAGGTATTATTGCTCAAGCCTTTAGTTTTAGAACCGACTACTCGAAGGGTGGAGACGGCAAAGATATTTTAAAAGATTTCAGGACATTGACTGATAACACTTTTGAATCTACTTTTGGCGAACACTTTAGATTTTCTACAAAATACGACAAACCTGGGGATATGAGTGTATATTTTCATATACACGATGGAGCTTCAAAAAAAGATATGGATAATCTAGAGTTAAAAATATATGATTATAAAGATAGGGAACTCCCGCGACCAGTACTACGAGGTTTTGATTCTCACAATGTGACACATCCTATAATATATCTTAGCTTGGAAAGACTTCTACCAATTACTAAAAGAAAAAAATACACAGAAACTAAAATCGAATACATAGAAAATCATAAAAAAGATATTGTGGATTGGAACAGGAGAATTTTATCTAAATACGGTGTGTCAAATGTAGCCGCCACTGTCGGTACTATGAATTCAATGGTTATTCATGGTAAAGATTATGACAAGGAATCTGTTTCTGTTGGCGAAGATAATATTGGACAAATTCTTGAAGCTATCCTGTCTTTCCAATATCTCCAAGATCAATATGTAGATTATCATGGGGGGATTTTATTGATTGATGAGGCTGATGCAGGAATGTTTCCAGCAGCACAGCTTAATTTCGTAAGTTTTCTTTCTAAGATCACTAAAAAATTAAATTTACAAGTTATCTTAACTTCACATTCTCCAACTATGGTTCAAAGTATCTATGATCTTCGTGAGAATGACCAAAAACTTTATGAAGTTGTTTATTTAACAGATTCATATGGTAAAATTAATACTATCAAAAATCCCTCTTGGGCAGAAATTGAAGCTGATTTGCGGATTGAAACAATTAAAGTAAATAGTACCGAGAAACTGCCAAAAATAAACGTTTATTTTGAGGACAATGAAGCTTACTCTTTTTATAAATCTTTAGTAACTAAACGATCTATCACAAAAATATTGCAACCTATGAAAAATGTAACGCTTGGTTGTGATCAGTATATAAGCCTCTACAATGCAAAAATACCAGAATTTTATAAAGAAAGCATTATAGTATTAGATGGAGATCAGGAAGATAACACAAAAAAAGACGGCAAAACAATAATAAATCTTCCAGGCCCTCTTCCGCCAGATCAACTTTTATTCGAATTTTTATATAAATTGCCGGCAAATGACCTTTTTTGGATTAACCACCCTTTGAAATTTAACCGAAATGTATTTTTGCGTATTTCTGAAAATATTCTTTCGTTATTAGATTTAGATGGATATGCTTGCGAAAATTTTTGTTTAAGTTCTGTTATTGAAGCCTATTGCACTACTCAAAAGGATTATGGTGGTAAAATTAGAGAAGCGTTTAAAAATTTTTACAAAAATGAAGAGCTTCAAAAAATAATAAATACCAATATACGCACAAATCCATTCAGATTATGGAGTAGAATGAACAAACAAAAGGTCGCTGAATTCAATGATAAATTTGAAATTTTAGTAAAAAAAACACTCATCCGTAAGGGTGTTCCAAAATATCTAGTTGAGTCATATTTTCACAGTATTTAGGAGAATAAATATGCCACAAACAAAATCCCCGCTTCGCTACCCTGGAGGGAAAACACAACTTTATAAATTTGTAAGCCACCTCCTGGCTATTAACGAGATCGAAAATGGTGTCTACATTGAGCCTTTTTCTGGGGGGGCTGGTCTTGCTTTAAGATTGTTATTAGACCGCACCGTGGAAAGAATAGTAATTAACGACTTCGATCCATCTATTCATGCCTTTTGGTATTCTATTTTAAATGATACAGAAGCTTTTATCGATTTAGTTCAAAATACTCCTGTAACTCTTGATGAATGGCATCATCAAAGAGACGTTTATACTAACACTCATGAATACCCTCAATCATTAGAAAATGGGTTTGCCACTTTTTTTCTAAATAGGACAAACAGAAGTGGAATTATAACTGGTGGCCCAATAGGTGGAAATTCACAAGGTGGTCGCTATTTAATCGATTGTCGGTATAACGCTGAGAATCTTGTAAGAAAAATCCAAACAATCTCCCATTTAGCTGATCACATTGACCTCTATTTTAATGATGCTACAGACTTGATTAACAATGTTATTTTAAATGAAAATCCCAAAAATACTTTTTGTTTTTTTGATCCTCCCTATTATGAACAAGGCCAAAAATTATATACAAACTACTTTACACATGAGGATCATCAACAACTCCACGATGCCATTATAAATTTAAGAGATTATTTTTGGATCACCACATATGATCATGCTGAAGAAGTGGCCAGTATTTATTCAGATACTGAGTGTTATGAATATCATTTGCAATACTCAGCACAGAGAAAAAGAGTTGAGCAAGAGTATTTGTTTAGCAATCAAAACACTTCCCTCGAATCATATGAAAGAGTAAGTTTATCAAGATTATAAAAAACGCCCCTGTGCTACCAACACAGAGGCGATGACATAGATTCCCGGGGTAGCCGGGTACCATATCTCTAGACAAGATAATTGTACCACACTTCCCCGGTATTTTCCAATATACCGGGCATTTTTATGCCCAAAATTAAGAAGGAGGCATACAAATGAAAAAAAGAGCGGGTCTCTATATCCGCGTTTCTACAGAAGAACAAGTGGACAATTATTCTATCCCCGAACAAAAGCGACGGCTCGAAGCTTACTGCCAGAGCCATGACTGGGCAGTGGCTGAAGAGTACATTGACGGCGGCTTCTCCGGCGCCAAGCTGGACCGGCCAGCCATGCAGAAGATGATCAACGATTCAAAAGCCGGAAATCTGGATATAGTGGTATCCTTAAAGCTTGATCGGCTGTCCCGCAGCCAGAAGGACACGCTTCACCTGATCGAGGATGTCTTTCTTCCCCACCATGTGGACTATGTTTCCGTTCATGAGAGCTTTGACACCGGCACCAGCTTTGGCCGGGCGATGGTCGGGATTCTTTCCGTCTTTGCGCAGCTGGAGCGGGAGCAGATTCTCGAGCGGATGCACAGCGGGATGGAAGCGCGGGCTAAAACAGGATTATACCATGGATCAAAGCCGCCATACGGTTATGCGCTTGAAAAAGGGATTCTTAAAATCAACCCCACAGAAGCCGTAGCGGTGCGAAAGGTTTTTGATTTATGGCTAAAAGGCTATTCATATAACAAGATCAGTGAAATAATGGAAGAAACTTATCATGGGGAAAAGGCTTGGCTGCACCCATCTGCGATCAATCAACTTCTTACAAATCCAGCTTATACCGGAAAAATACGGTTTGCTGGAGAGGTGATTGAAGGCCAGCACGAACCGATCATTGACGAGATAACTTTTAAAAAGGCGAACCTACGGCTTGAAACCCGTGCCGCAAATCGAGGGCGGCAAACTACCTATCTCCTCACTGGCGTGGTTTGGTGCGGGAATTGTGGCAGCCGGTACGGCATAAATCTGAGTACCTGTAAGGGGATAAGGTATACGTATTACGCCTGCTCCCCCAACCGCAGGAAAAAAGGTAATGAGGGGATAAGATGCTGTGGCAATAAAGCTATTCCCACCAAGAAACTCGATACCCTTGTTATCGGAAAAATCAAACAGCTTGCCATCAACAAAGACTTCTTTGAAGAGATACAAAAGCCGGACGCCTCTCTGAGCAATGCAATTGCGTCCCTAGAATCAGCTGCCGCAGAAATCGACAAGCGGATCGAGAAGCTCATGGAGCTGTACAGTATGGAAGGAATCCCCGCCGACACCCTGAGCCAACAGATCAACGCACTCTATGCCCAAAAGAAAGATTTGGAATCTCAAATTTCTGAAAAACAATCTGGATTCAAGCAGACCTATGAGGACTATAAAGAAGTTTTTGATAAGGTCGATTATGCTTTTGAATCTGGAACTATCGAAGAACAAAAATCCATTGTCCGGTCGCTGATCAAGCGCATCGACATTCTAAACCAGGAAATAACCATCACATGGAACTTTCAATAACGGCTAGATTTAGCCGTTTTTTACGCTTACCTGAATAAAACTAGGTACTTTAGTTCTTGGTTTTATTCAGGTAAATAAAAAATGTTTAAAAACACATAAAAAATTTTAAAATTTTATGATCGCATAATTGAAAATACTTCCACCTTATAACATCTATCACTTTTTCAATATCTATGATATAATTCATCTAAAAAATAAACTGAGGAATACTAATGCTTTTTACAATATCTCAAATCAATGAAATGTATAGTGCTCTCTGCAATTGGATCACGTGCAAAACCCCTGGAGAAAGAAGCACTCTAAGCAGATTTAAATATTATTACAAAAAATTATGGGAACCTATTTTGAGCACAATAGAGACGCCATGCAGTTTACACGAATCAAATAAAGCCGAATATCACTTTCTTCATTCCACTCTATATAATGGCTCCATATACCGAATACAAAACTATTTTCCAAAACGAAAAGGTCATATATACTTTAATGACTATCCTCAATCTTGGTCTGATAGTCTCATTGGTGTATCTAATGTAAGCAATCTCTCAGGTAGCGTTTTATTGATAGAAGGATACACAACTAACGGAATATTAGCCTGTCGTTTATTTGATTATTTAATGCATTTCTATGGATCAGATATAAAAGAAATTTATTATACCTCACTTCCAGAACGTTTTAAGAGTGAGCATGAAATCGTTGCGTCTATGAAAGCAAATAGTGTAAAAAGAATATACATTGTTGATAAAGATAATATTCTTAATGATGAAATCCCCTTTGAAGAGCTACCTCGAAGGAAATGGGCTAGAAATAAATTAAACTAAAAAAAAGAGGCCAGCCTAAAAGACTGACCTTCCAATACTAATTAATTCTGATTGTATCCCCCGCGTAAATTAAATCCGGGTTCTCGATGCCATTTAGGGCCACCAGATGCGCAACACTCGTACCAAACATACCGGCAATACCACTCAGCGTATCGCCTGACTGGATCGTGTACGTCTGCCCGCTGCCGGATGCCACACCATCAATCACAATTATATCACCGGGATAGATCAGGTTTGGATCGCTGATCCCGTTGATGGCTGCCAGATGCTGGTAAGTAGTCCCATATCGGTCCGCAATACCAGACAGGGTATCTCCACTCTGTACAATATAGGTGCCCGTATTCTGAGCGTTCTCCTGCGCTTCTGGTGCCGGTGCCGGTGTAGGCTGTGGTTGTGGTGTTACACCCGTCCCACCCCCTGCGTAAGCATCCCAGGCGGCGTGATCACCGTAGAACACGTTCAAGTCCAGACGATCGCCCCAGCCGGGCAAATAACCGCCGGAAGTGTATTGAAGCATCGCGGCGCCAGCCCAATCAGAAATTGGGTACATCGGCGCATCCGGCCAGTAGCCATCACAGCTGTCGGTGCTGTAGTAAGCCACCCATAAGCCATAATCTCCCGCGACAACCGCGCTCCAATCCCATTCGTTCACGACACTGCCGGACATGTAAATCATCGGCTTAATACCAGTTCTGGCCTGTACTCTATCCAAGAACTCTTTGGCATATCCCGGCCCACAAGTAACCGCGTGGGTTTCCCAGTCTAAGACCAGAATGGCTTCTCCCACATAGCCCCTGATATTATCAACAAAATAATCCGCTTCCGCGGTTCCAGAGCTGTTTCCATCGGCAAAGTGGTACACGCCCAGCTTCTTCCCGGAGGCCTTTGCCTGCTGGTAAGCCCGGTCACAATCGCCATTCACATAATTTAATCCCTCAGTGGCTTTTACAATTACAAAATCCGCGGGCACTGCATCGAGGTTAATCCCTCGCTGCCATGCGCTTATATCAATACCGTTTAACATTATTCCTTACCTCCATTTTCTTCGTTTTTGTTCTTCAAAATCTCAATCGCTTTCGTGATCGGCTCCGGTATCGGAACCCCCATCAGCCCGGCGTTTTCTACAATGCTCAAAATCTCGTTGATGCAATAAGCGATCACCACCGCATCCCGCACAAAGCTTGTACCGATGAGCATGTCCAGCCTACAAGCAATTAAAACTACCAGCAAGGCTACGCCTTTTCGCAGCAGCCCTTTAAATCCGGCTTTTGATTCCAGGGCTCCGCTGTCTGTCTTGGTGGATTTTTTAAACACACCCGCCACGATCAGACCAGTTACATAGTCAATTAACATCAAAATCACCAGCGACTGAAGCGCCGTGTCCCATCCTCCGAACCAGCTGGCGATAACCCCTCCGATCGCTCCAAGCACGGTCATAATGACAGGGCCCTTTGCAACAATATTTTCCATTTTCTGTACCTTCTTTCTTTGATTTTTGATATTAAAAAAAAAGCCGTTTCCGGCCTTAAACGTTCATTGGCTTATACCTCCGAGCTTTTCTCAACAATCTCCAACATCCGCCTTTTCAGCATCTGCATATCCCGCTGCATCTTCTGCGCTGTCTCATAATCAATTTTTCCCTCTTCGTCCAGGGTAATCTCATACTCCGGTTCGTCCAAAATATCATTTACTGCTTGGATCACAGTCTGCGGAAGGTTCTCGGCCAGTTCGTCGATTTCCTCCCAGTTTTCCGGGCGGTCGGATTTTGCCAAGACAACGGCTTTGACTCCGCCTGTGGTATGACCTTTAGGGACGAGGACTTTATTTTTGCTGGCTTGCAGTTCAGTGAAACCGGGTTTTTTAAGTATTTTCATTCTAAATCCTCCTATGCTTTTGCAATCGTCCAGTTTTTCGCGGCAGCTGCGGCCTTTTGTTCATCAGTTATAACTGCAAATACAGCAGAAGCAAATCTTAGAGTAACAGCAGATTGTCCCGTACAATCAACCAAAGACGCTATGATATTCTCAATCGTATTTTCAGATAAACTCTTCGAGTCTTCCAGCCTTGCTCTTGAAAAAATGCTAGGGATTGTACCCACAAAAGATATATTAGATAAGTCATAACTACTTCGAAACATTTCCGCTCCATCAGTCATCTTTGACAAATCCAGTGTTTGTATCCTTGTTAACTTTCCACAATCGGCAAATGCGTATCTAAAATTTTTTCCTTTTGTTGTATTTAATCCTGAAACTATTTCCAGTTTTACACATCTTATAAACATACTGCTAAAGTCTGTACCCTGCGCCGTATCTATCGCAGGATTTGCTACTAAAGAACGGCAATCTTCAAACATGCTCCGAAAGATGGTACCTTGAGAAGTGTTCAGGTCTGGTATTTCTACCAGCGAGTCACAGCCGTCAAACATGTATTCAAAATTTGTTCCCTTTGATGTGTCAATCGCAGGAGCTGTCACTAAAGAATCGCAGTCCCGAAACATATAACCAAAATCAGTCCCTTGAGAAGTGTCTAATTTGGGAAGGCTTGTTAAAGAATTACAGGAGCTGAACATGTTTTTAAATACTGTCCCCTTTGATGTGTCAACCACAGGAGCTGTTGTGATTTTTGAGCAACCAGAGAAACCATCTTCAAAAGAAGTTGTTTCAAACGTATCAAAAGTCAATTCAGAAAAAGCATTATCTGTTATTTCCCCGACATTTGTATAAGGCTGCTTAAAAAGCCTTCCGTACTTTATACTTCCAATAATTTGATCGCTACCAACTTTTAGAGACTTAAGTCTCGTCTCAGAGGAATATTCATTAACATATGCCCCCTTGTTTTTTTTGGTAAAATCAACATTTACTTTCATTTTTTTTATTAATTCACATATTAAATAATCTGTAATCAGCGTACCGCTTAAATCAATAAACTCAGAATTATCTTTACCAGAAACATGAACCGTATAATTTTTTAAGTTTTGATCAAAACTCCGAACGGAAGCAGTTGAGGATATCATCGATGAACTCACAGCAAATCCTTTTAAATCTACTGGGAGAATAATCGTGTCAATATTTGCATACTCTTCAATAACTAAGGAAACCCCTTTAAAATCTGACAAATCAAGTATTTTAGGCTCTGCAAATCCAAATTTTGATAAAACGATTTCTCGAGGATTGACATTCAAAATTTCCAGCTCCTCCACTTCAGGAACCGATGATAAATATTTCCCAGTAATTTTGATCCTCTCCCCCTCAACAAAGGGTAGATTTTTTAGCTTTATACTCAATGGCTGTGTTGTGCTTGAACCAATGTCTATCCCCATGAGCTTATCCGAGGAAAACGCGCGTTCCAAATGAATCCTTTCCGCGTAGATCGATAACCCAAGCGCAGTCTCATAATTATAATGCACATTAGGACAGTCTATAATCTTTAAAAGCGTATAGCTTCCATTAAGTCTACTAATTTCTTTTAATTGCGGCATATTTTCAAGGTCAATGACCTTTATCGTTGAAGGAAAGAGAAGTTTTGAATAATTACAGCCATCTTTCGGGAAAATCACATTTTCGAGCGCAGTATTTGTCAAATCCAATTCCCGCATATTATAAACATTCGAGAGGTCTAGAGTATTCCCGCCCCCCGATGAAGTCCCTAACTTCGTACAGCCATAAAGGTCCATCTTCCTGAGATACCGGCTATTTGAAGGCAGGCGTACGTCCAGCAGCAACGTCGCATTCCGGCAGATGACTTCCGTCAGCCTTGAGGCTTCCACGAGGTTCAGCACCGATGGCGATAAGCCTGCAAGATTATTGATCTTCTTGATCTGCCGTGCGCTATAGATCACGACCTCCTGGTCTGTTGCGGTTGCGAGAGTCCCCGTGAACTTTGTAGCGACCATGTTCCCGTTCGCGTCTCGGCCCACCTTCAACTTCTGCTCAACCCCATTACGCCACACGACCTTCACATACTGCGGGCTATAGGTCAGGATATCGAGATATACACTGCCGGATTTGTTGGCGCGGAGCGTTATGGACTGCCGTGTGTCTTCCTCATAGCCATAGATGGTGTCCAGGTACAGCAGCCGCTCGGTCAGCCAACGTTTCATGTGCTCGTAGCGTCGGCCATGCAGCATAAATAGATAGTCATTCTTAAACTGGATATATTTGGCTTCCATATCAGCGTTGTACTGCTTTTCGCCGATCTTTGCCACTTGTTCGCCGTACCAGTAGGCCAGAATGGTGTCCATCCTGTATACGTTCTGGCGCATGCTCTTATACATTTCAGCCAGATCATCCGCAAAGACCGTGCTCACCATGGTCCAGAGTTTGGAGCCCGAGGTGTTGTAGGTACCGGCCACGATGTCGATATCGGAGTAGAACTTCAGGTAGCCTGTGTTGTCCAGAGCCAGCTGGGAGTCGGCATCGTAGAACATGGGATACCAGATGTTCCCATCCCAGGTGGTCAGCATCATGTTTTTCCCCAGGTTGTCGACCATGCCGAAGAGATGCACTTGTAGATAGTATTTCAGCAGAAAATCTTTATTGAAATATTGCGCTAGTTCTGCTTTGAAGATTTCCTCGGTACAGTTTTTCACCCAGGTGATCATTCGCTTCAGGCCCGCATATTTGTCATCGATCTGCTCCTGGGTCAAATCATCCGGGTCCGGGTAGTTGAGTTCAAAGTCTTCTTTGACGCTCTTGTCCGAGTCGTCCTTGAAGGCCCCGGCACTGGTGTCAGAGTTGGAGGACACCTCAAACCGCATGCAGTTTTCCCAGCCCTCTACGCCATTGTCCAGGCCAAGGTTGTTAAAACAGCTCTTGTCCAGGTTGAAATTGAACACGCCCATATAAACAGGTGTGCTTTGGTCGTCCTTGGCAATATAGAGCTGAATCGGAAAGCCGTCGATGGCGGTCCGTTTTTTTGGATCAGCCTGCTGCGGAGGGGTTTTATCCGTATACAGCTTATCGTTGATAAACTTGCACATGCCGGTGTTATTGGCGTGCGAGGACTCCATATAGTCCGCTTTGAGGGTAAAGGTGCTTTCCGGCAGAGCGTTCGGGAATGGGCTGTAAGGGTGCTTACTGCCGTCCTGGTTGACCAGTTTAATCTTGTAATTCTTAACCGCATACTGCAGGGAAGATGTCCCTTGCCAGCCGACCGGGCAGCCCATCAAGTCAAAACTTTCGCCATATTTGTTAGTGTCCGTTGAGATATACTTGATACGCAGTGGTACCTTGTTGTCCTTGGTCATGGCGGCGGTTTCCCCGTAGAAGTACATGGTGGGCATCATGTTCTCATAGTTGAGTCGGTACTTTTCTTCTTGCTCATTCAGATCAGGGATATCTGCAATGTGATTCTGGACGATCTCATTCCCGGATAGCGCCCGCTCATAGACGCGGATGCTGTAGATTTCGCAGTCCCCAAACAGCGAGGGCGCCCAAGCCCCGGATACCAGCGCAAGGGTTGTGTTCAGGTATATCTTTGTCGTATTGGAAAAGCTCTCACTATCCGTCATAATAAAGGCTTCGGTGAGCACGCCATTGTTATAGATTTCCGCCAGCTTGTTTTCACGGTCGATGACAAAAGTCGCCCGTGAAATTTCTTCCTCCAGCACAGTGGCTTTGATTTTGGTGGTCCCCGAGTTCAGGTACATGGCTTTGGTGTCAATGGCAAAACCCTTGTTATTGCTGTCGGAGCCCCGCATATCCATGACGCAGGCCAGCTCTTCACCGCTGTCCCAAGTCTTAAATTTTACATCCACGGTCAGCCCATAGGGTGCGTTGTCCTTCAGAGCCTGCAGGTCGATCTCAACATAGGACCCGCCGTTACACTTTAAGGCATTGTCCACCCAACCGTTGGCACCCCCGTAGTTAAATTCCACAAGATTCGCAACCGTGTCATTTCCGGATTTATCCGGCCAGCTTTCCCGGTTGGCATCCTGGTTTGTTCGGCCGGTGGCATCAAACCAAGCGATCAGGCTAGCATCCTGGATCGGCTGCAGTGGTGTGTAGGAGGACGGGTTGACGGTTATACGCTTTTCGACAAAGGCGGTCTTGGTGCCGTCCTGGGTAGCGACGTTGATGCGAAGCGTATGGTTCCCGATTCCCAGATCGCGGGTACTCCAGATATTGGTGCCGGCGGAGATGACCAGTTGCTTAACTAAGGTGCCATCCACCAGATATTCAGCGTTGAACTTGCTCGCACCTTTCAAAGAAACACGATACGGAACTTCAACCAGATCGCGGTAGGATACCTGATCCAGGTTAAAATCACAGATGATGGTCAGCGTGTCGGCATCCTCGATAACGATATTGAATGCAAGGCTGTTGGACTTATAAACGCCGCTTTCAGCGCTGATGGTCACTTTGTGTGCTCCGGGTGTTAATGCCGGTAATTGCATAATATTGTAGCCATTCTGTCCAGCGACCCGGGTGATGGTTCCATCAATGTTCTGTGAAAGATAGATCGGGTCCAGCGAGATCGTGTCAATGGTCACCGGGATTCGGATGACAGACTTGATTGTGAAATCCTGAGAGTCATCAAAGTTACTGGTGATGTCCAGACCGCCGATCTTTAGCTGAAAGGTCAGTTTATCGGTGGTTAGGCCACCGCGGTCCGTAACATACATTAAGACTGTATAGTTTCCCTTTGCCTGCCCCGGAAGCGCCAACCGGTTGAGACCCTGCTGGACCTCCTGTGTAATAATCTCCACGTTATTCAGTAACACATGTAGATTTCCATAGCCTTCGTTTGGGCTGCTCCAGCGGTACCGGATTTCAATTTCTTCCCCCGTAGCGAAAGAACCGCCGGCGAAAGTGCTGGACATGATCGGAATGGTAGAGCCGCCGCCACCACCTCCACCGCCAACGGCCAGTTCTTCAATGGCCTGCGCTGTTTTTAGTGGTGTCATCAAAACATTATCATCAATGCCCGTGCGTGCCTGTGCTTCTGATGCAATCGGAAAACGGCCGGCGCCATTTTTCAGTTCTTCAATTTCAGATTCAACATTTAAAATCTTTTTTGTAACATTGGTATTGATATCTGTTTCGAGCTGTTGTATAGCAGTATTAATGTTGCTGACATTCTCATTTATGTTTTCATTGACAACATTTTTAAACTTTTCAAAGGTTTTTTCTAAATCTCCAATTGTAATGTTAATATTCTGATCGATATTCTCTTTGGCATCTTCCAGAAAGAGCTTTAACTGCTGTAATTCAGTTTTCGAAGCAATTTCGATGTACTGCCCTGCAGCATAACAGATCACAAAGGTGCCATCATCGCAGACGGCCGGCTCCCCCGGTAGAAGTTTGCTTGTCACAAGGTCCTTCTTTTTTCCTCTTCTTGCTTTAATCGCCATTACTATTTAAACCTCCGATCTTTTCAAGGGAATCCATTCTTTTCTTTAGGGCATCAATTTCTTTCTTTTGGTCTTGTATTAATTTAAGCATTGCCGGCACCATAATTCTTTCATTCCAGCTTTCCACCTGTTTGTCTTTGTAGGTTGCTGCCACTGGATATTTTTCATCAACATCCTCCGCCAAAAACCCAATAAATGTTTTTCCAATACCGGGGTCTCCTTTTTCTAAATAGCCATTTTTATAAACATACTGAACCACTTCGATTTCATACAGTTTTTCTGGGTTTAAAAGCTCATCCTTCACAGAAGAGATATCTTTTTTATATCTTTTTGAGCTCGATGCGCACCAAGCGATTCGCTGCATGGTTCCGCCAATACACAGATTTGGAGCATATGAATAGGTCTTTTGATTGTAAATCAAGAATTTTTCAGCAACGATTAACCCATCAGTATCTACATTTTTTCCAGTATCACTCCCTGAAAATATTTCTGTGTCACTCCAATGACTTAATTCGTTGATATTTAATGCAGTCGTATTCACCGCTCCTGCGTGTAATAATCCGTGATTTTTATTATTAGCTCCATAAATGTCTATGCCACAATTTCTAAAATCAATGCCCGTAAAAATACTTAAGCTCGCCATGGGCTTTGTTTGATCACCAACTTCACCATAATAAGCTAGTCTGTTATCTTCAATACCCCACGGCCCGATTCTCCCGCTGACTGCTGCGATACCGTCTTTGTTAATATTACAAACGATATTTCCTTTTGCATCATAAACGTTCAGCTCTCCGTTGACATTGTTCGCTCCTCCAAGCGTGAGCAATCCCGATAAAATATACGAAGCATTAACATATAACTGCCCGTCTTTCATATAAAGCCCTTGAATCGCTCCGTTATTCGTCAGCTTGTTAAAAATGGCAGCCTGATTCAATTTATCCATCGCCTGATTTACTTTACCATTGGCGATCTCTTCCGCGACATCCCCGGCAATATTACCCGCGATATCGTTAATGCTTTGTCCTTGCAATGAAAAAGTATTTGCCTTAATATTGACCTTTCCGGTATTCGCATCCACCTCGAAAGTGACATTGCCGTCGTTATCCTGAGCTTTAAGCCCCCGAGTATTGATCCAGTCCGCCACAATGCCGATGGCCGCGACGATATTCATTACCGCGTTACCGTCTTTGTCAACACCATGGGTATAGGTTCTTCCACCATCTTTCGACATGAAAAAGCCATCCATCGAGATTTTGTAAATCATCTGGCTATCGGAAAGATTTGGCTTGTCGTGCATGTAAGTAACCCGGCTGCCATCATCTTGGCCGACAATGGTCTGATAGTACCCCATGGCGTTCATGGCCAGCTGGTTCATCATCGTGACATACTCGTCATATTTTGACAGCTTGGTGTCCGTGTCCTTTTTGGCTTCAATGATCGCTTTCGTGATCTCGGAGTAGCGCCTGGAGCTGTTCCGACTCGGAGTCTCCGCATCCGTCGAAATCCGCTCAAAACTGCCGGTGGTGTAGGTAAGGTTGGTAATATAGCATTGATAAGTATTTCCTTTCCGATCCGACACAAAGGCTGCATCACCCGCTTCTATGGATGGATCGCCAAGGCAGGAGGAGGACATTTTCCGGAAACGCATACCAACAATCTTTTGTCCTAAATGGTTCGCAACTTCACTGGCCTTTCCATAAGGGATTAGCGGATTCTTTGAAATGGATAGGACATAACCCTTTTCCCCAAAGAGAACCGTTTCTCCTTCAAGAGTTTTATTGTCTTGTTTTTTATCCATGGCCTTCACCTGGATTCCCGTGATCACAACATCGTCGGTTGACACCTCCAATGAAGAAATCGCTGTAATATGATGATATTGATTCCAGGATGCGTTAGCGAAATCCCCGCCATCGGCACTGTCGCCAGAGGCATAATCGGTAAAATTACCGCCATCAAGGTTGTCACCGCTTGTATAAGCAGGCGTTCCTGCATCAAAATAGCCGCCGTCAACCTGATTGGTCTCAAAAATCGTACGGTCATACCACTTAAATTCAAGCCGACCATCGACATTGCAGCGGGTATAACATCCCGAAACCTGGGCAACATAGTGCAGAATCTCCCGGTACGTGTAATCTTGCTCCGGATCAAAGGGGTTTTCAGCTATTGGGTAATTGTAAAAATCAAACTGTCCGGCGTTAGACAGAACACCGCATTTATCGCAGCAATACTGCACAACCGCCTGAAGCGTGGTGGGAAAGGTCATATTGCCATCATAATCGCGGTCGAATTTCTCCATATTGTCCAGGGCTTCAATGGTCAGGATAGAAGTGTTAGCCTTTGGGTCTTCGGCGTTAAAAACGCCCTTCTTGAGCCACTCAACCCGATCAGGCAGCTGCTTTCCAATCCAGACATTGATCACAGCGTCTGTAAAATTATAATCGGAAAAAGCGTCGTCCGTGTTATTCAGCTGCAGCGTCAGTTTATTAATAATCGCAGAGCCAATGTCAAAGGAACTGGTGCTGCTGGTACCATCGTCAATGGTAGTCCCGCCCTGCATAATCTGGGAGGAATCAACTGTGATTGTTGTGCCATCTTTTAAAACAATGGTTGCTTTGGCGATGCAGCTGTTGTTTTCCTGCATCGCCCGTTTATATTCAATACTAGTATTGATCAAAATATATCACCTCTCAATAATGTCAAAAGTGACCTGAGTGTAGCGCTTGTAATTCGTTGCCCAGCTGCGCACGGGCGCAGAACGGTCGCCAACGTAAAACACACGCTGCTCACGCTGCCCTGACAAGGCATCCGGGTACACAACAGTGATGTACTCCGGGTTAAAAGCCTGGAGGATTGACGCGGCTTCCTCCGGCGTCGGGTTGTTCCAGGCCAGCTTGATTTTCCGTTTCTGACCAATCCGGTTTTTGTGCATCAGCATATCGTCTGTCCGGCCGGAATCGGCAGCAGAGACATCCTGAAGTCCAAATTCAAAAACGGCCGGATCTTTGATGGCTGTACCATCCACTTCAATCATTGCCACGTCTTCTCCTCCTTATGCTTTTATGGTCGCTTCATAGCGCCTGTTTGCTTTCTCTTCGCCGCGCTTAACGAAGCGGTACATGGTTTCACTGTCGCCGATGATGGTTAACTCAATCACGGGCGCCTGATCCGGGCTTGAATCATTGCCGCTAAAGAGAATCATGGCCTCAACCACAGCCTCCTTGACACCTTCTTTGATCCCGTCAACAATCTGGCGGTTGTTCGCAACAGCATTTCGATTTCCCATACGACCAACCAGCTCCGGACCATTTTCACGGGCGATGAACATCTCGCCCATTCCGGGAAATCCGCCCTTCGCGTACCAATTCAATCGAAAACTTGGAACACTGAAGCTGAAGTTACCAAGGCTGATCCGGTTCCAGTCCCAGCCAATATGCGGCATTGGTATATGTACCGATGCAAATCCGTTGGCAAAGGAAGTAATGATATTGCGACCGACATTCCAGAGATTTCCGATGCCTGAGCTAATCAGATTCGGGATGCCTGAAACGGCTGATTGAATCTGGCTCTTGTTGCTTTCATAGCCACCCTTGATACCACTGACGATATCTTCCCCTTTGGACCTTACTTTACTGGATACATTGCCAATAGAACTAAAGAGATTGTCTTTCAATGTAGACACCTTTGAAAGAATGCCGCTCTGCTTGCTGTTTTCATAGCCTGAACGAACACCATCTACAATGTTCTGACCTTTTTCACGTACCGTACCAGCGATATTGCCGACGGCTTCAAAGGCCTGTGAGCCCAGTTTCCGGACATTTGAAAGAAAGTTGCTTTCCTTCACAGCCTCATAGCCGTTCTTGATGCCCTCAATGGCGCTCTTTCCCTTTTCGACCAGCCACTCTTTCGCGTTGCCTAAAGCCTCGCGGACTTTGTTTGGCAGGTCGGCAAACCAGGTTAAAACTGCGCCAATATTGTCGAGGATACCCTGAAAGAGGCCGGCAATTACGTTGCCACCAATCTCTGCCATAACCGTGGACGGGCTGTGAATTCCAAAAGCGCTCATAATTCCAGAAATAAAAGGCCATGCGATATTGTCCCAAATCCATGTTAGTAAGTTGCCTATTGCGTCGGTTACACCTCTTAAAAAGCCTTCTCCTGCACGTCCTCCACATTCAGCTACTTTTTCTTCAAAGTACGGCCCTATCCCAGAAAAAGCATCACCTATCAAACCACCAAGGAAAGCTGCTATTCCACCCAAAAAAGATCCTATGAGTTCAAACAATCCCCTTACAATTCCGGCCCAATCTATGTTAGTCAAGGCAGTTCTTACACTTTCACCAACACTCCACCAGTTTATATTTTGAATTGCTGTAATTAGCGTATCCAGTATTCCCTTAGCCCCATTCGACAACGTCTGCGCCGCATAAGACCAGTCCACCGTTGACGCAATACCATTAATCCCATCGGCAATGGCCTGGCCGAGTGATTTCCAGTGGAAATTCTCAACAAAGGTACCGACAAAGATCATCGCAGTGTTAAACCCTTCAGCGATGGTCGCGCCGACCAAATGCCAGTCCGTCGCTTCAATGAAACCGTTCAGGAAAGTAGCAATGCTTTTCGCGATCTTTCGGGTAGTTTCCTTGATCTTTTCCCAGGGGATACTCTCCAGTGCCTCGTTGAGTTTCCGCCCCAGCATGACCCCGATTTCCGTGAAATCTGCCTTTTCCCAGGCATCTTTGAGCAGCTGCGCGATGTCCTTGAGGTTCTGGCTGATCGGGACTTCTTCAAACATATCCCCGATACCGCCTCCACCTCCACCGCCTCCGCCGCCGGAGCCTGTATCGGTGTCACTGTGATCGTCCAGTTTATTGATCTCGTCAAAACCGAGCAATGATTTTTTGAGCCGTTCGTTGGCCTTGGCGGCTTTGTCGGCGCCTGCCGCTGCTCCGCCTAAACTCCCGGCATAGTCCTGTTGAACCCGTTTCGCCCGGATAAAGGTTCCCTGGCCGGTCAACAACGCGATCAGCATACCAATGGCGGAAACCGCCGCGGATACCTTCTGGATCAAGAAATCCAGGATGGGTGCAATGACGTTCAAAATGGGTGCGAAGGCCGTTGCCAGACTGTTTTTGAGCTGCGTCAGGCTGGACATCAGCATGGAGAGGCTGGCGTTGGTCGCGCTGCTGTACTGTGCCAGGTTCTGCATCCCCTGCTTTGCCCCCTCAAGGGCGCCGCGGATCAGAAAGCTGGCAAACATGAATTTTGCGGTCACACCGAGTGTTCCGAGGATACCGCCTAAACGATGGCCGCTGCTCCCCATCCCGTTCATGGCACTTGTCAGGCGCCGGACGCCTGGAATGCCTGTGACAAACCGCTGTATGAGTGCGGCAAATGCCCCGCCCGCTCGTTTGATCGATGGTGTGACGCGGTCAAAGGCGGCTTTCATACCGCCAAATTTCGCGATAATATTTGAAGCTGCGTTGCGAAGTCCGGTAAACTGGAGGCCCTCTCCACTCGCTTTCAAGCGCTGCATAGACCGGGTTGCGCTGTTGATCCGCTGCTCGGTCCGGCTGATCTCAGATTGAAGGTTGTTCCAGGCATTGCTGCCAACATCCTTCCCGGACGCCTGCATACGCTGCATTTCTTCGTTATACTGGCTCAGCTTGC